GCGCCTTTGGTCTGCTGGCATAGCTACCCAATCTTTAGGTGTCTCTCCATCAGCTATTGCGCCGGGAACATCGGGAACATTCTTAACTTGTTCCTTTGAGAATTTTGAGACCAACAATTCAAGTTGGATAAGAGGAAGGCTACCAAATGCCTGTTTGTCTTCATCAGACAACTCAGAAAGAAGCATATCTCTACGCAACTCTTGGTATTCACTCTTTTCCTTATTATCCTGAGAAAGTTTATCAATAGACTTATCCTTTTCTACGAGCAACTCCTGAAATTTGCCTTCTTCTTGGAGTTTCTTTTGTCTTACAGACTCTTGCTCTTTAACAAGACCATCGAACTTTTCCTCAAGTTCCCTATATTTATCATTGACCTCGCTAAATCTGCTATAGGGAACAGAACTATTAGGTACATTTTCTGTGGCTTCTGTGCTCGTTGTTTTTACGTCTTCACTGACTTCAGGGTTTACAACTTCCTGTTGTTGATTATCCATTTTACCTCCGTATGAGTTTTATTATTATTTCGGATTGCCAAAATATTTGACTAAAACTTAAATTACGATTCAAGATTCCTGCAATAACAAATTGAAAAGAATTATTGGAAGCTTCACAGACACACGATTTTAAGAGGAAATGGTTTAAGTACATCGGGTACAGTCCTCACGATGGGCAGAAAAAACTTCACTTTCCAGACAAGGACTCAGCATCCTTTTTTGTGAACATCTGCGGCAGGAGATACGGTAAGACTACAGCCGCCTTTCGTGAAGCGGAATTTATTGCGGCACAGCCAGACAAGAAGATATGGCTGGTTGGGCTTTCTTATAAGAAATCTCGGTTGATGTTCCGAGAAATATGGAAAGATATGGTAATTGGGCATGAGAACGATATAACCAGTGCTAGTGAGAAAGAACAGTATATTAAATTTAAATGGGGCTCTGTGGTAGAGGGTATGTCATCGGATAATCCTTCTTCACTTGTGGGCGAGGGTCTCGACCTATTAATTATTGATGAGGCGGCAAAGATGCCTCGAAAAGTTTGGGATATGTATCTTTCACCCACTCTGTCCGATAGAAAGGGAAAAGCAATATTCATCACCACGCCACAGGGCTATAACTGGGTGTACGATTTGTACCTCCTCGGTAAAACAGACCCACAGTGGTACTCCCTTCAATCACCCTCATGGACTAACACCCATGCTTTTCCCCTCGGGCAGAGTGACCCCTTTATACTTGAGAGAAAGAGAAATCTGGCTAAAGAGATTTTTGACCAAGAGTACGGTGGAGAATTTTCTACGTTTGAGGGTCGGGTATATCCGTTTAAAAGAGAAATTGACTGCGGTGAGTTTCCCTATAATCCGAATCTACCGACATACGCAACAATAGATTTTGGCTATCGTATGCCCGCCTGTGTATGGACGCAGACCTATTCAGTGGGGGGAATTACTCATATTAATATAATAGATGAGATAGTTCACAAGAGAAATATCGCCACAGATGCTTTAGCAAAGAAAGTTAAAGCAAAACCTTACTCAGTGCTCGTATATTTCGGTGACCCAGCGGGTTCACACGTTCAAGGTCAGTCTGGATTGGGCGATACTGAGATATTTAGGAAAAATGGAATGTCTATACGCTTTAGGAAAGATAAATTGAGTAGAAACATCGCTTCAGGCGTAAGCCATGTCAGGGGATTCTTTGAAAGCGCAGATAAGATAAGAAGAGTTCACGTTGACCAAAAATGCACGGGAATTATGGAAGATTTTGAAAATTATCGCTATCCAGAAGCAGTGGAAGGCAAACAATTGCAGTCAGACCCGATGAAGGACGGTTATCACGACCATGGGTGCGATGCTTTTAGATATTTTATTACAAATCGCTTCCCTTTGAGAAGCAGAGAAATCACAACAGTAAAAAGGTAAAATTATGGAAATGATACCACTAACCCCAGCGGAGATTGTAGCTAATTCACTTAAAGAGTTTAAAATGCTCCAATCAAGAGCGAGGCGGGAACAGGTAAGAAAATATATTAATTATTATACGGGAACATCCACAACTCAGTATATAGACGATTATTTCGGGGCAGATTCCTTTAAAGAGATTCCTCCTTATGAGGCAAACTTTACTAAAAAGTTTATCAATAAAATAAGTCGAATTTATACTATTGGTGCGAATCGGAACGTAAGCAGTGGCTATCAAGGGCTTACTGAGGGAAAAGATGTGATGATGAAACATCTGGAGAGAATGACCCGCTTAATAGGTAGTGTTGCGGTAAGGGTGATGTATAATCAAGAAGCAGAGAAGTTTGAATACCGACCTGTTTATTATTTCGACCCTTATTTTGATAACGACCCTTTTGAGCCAACTGCTATTGTGTATCCGATGAATCTACCAGTAAATGACCCTGAAGATACTAGAAAAGTTCAATATGCGTTTTTTGACAGTAATAATTTTAAAGTTTACGATGCTGAAGGAGCTGTTTTACATAGCGAGCCTCATAATTACGGTGTTTTGCCGTTTGTATTCCTGCATCGTGAAAATCAGATAGATTCTTTCTACGTTGAGGGTAGCTCAGACATCGTCAACGCTAATGAGCACGTCAACATAACAATGACTGAAATGCAACTCGGTTTACGTTTCCAGATGTTCGGTCAGCCGTGGACAAACCTAGAATCTGACAAGCCAGTATCTCGAACAGGTAGCGACGAGATACTTATGCTTGGTGACGGAGGTTCGTTCAATATTACGTCCCCCGGCGGTGATATTGATAATGTTATCAACAATGTCAAATTTCAGATAGAGATGATAGCACAAAATCACCACTTATGGGTCACATGGGCAGAAACTGGTGGAGAAGTACCATCTGGAATTAGCTTGATGATTAAAGACTTGGAACGACATGAAGATTTCGTTGATGATATCGAATTGTGGAGAGTCTATGAAAACAATTTATATCAAGTAGAAAAAGCGATTGCAGAGCACAACTCCATCAAACTGCCCGAAAAATTCGCTGTTGATTTCGGTGAAGTCGAGTATCCGATGACAGTTCAAGACCAGATTATGAGAGATGAGTTCGATTTGTCCCATAATTTAGTAACTGAAGCAAAGCTTATGGTAAGAGACAATAAAGACCTTTCCATAAAAGAAGCACAGAAAATAATTGATGATAATAGGGAAATAAATGAGCAGAGAAACCAACAGGGACTCTTTAATCAGCTTCGCCAAGGAGCTTGATAGATTAAACGATGTTAATATTACCCTAAAGGGTAATATAGAGGAAATTATGAAAGACCCGGAAGCTTGGGCGGAGGAACAAGCTTTAAAAGCGGTTGGACAGAATCTTGAGAGGTTTGTTGAGGCAAGAGAGCTCGGCGAAAATTTTGTGAAGGATTTAAAATGATATCCTTTGAAGTACCAAGTTTACCAGCAGATTTAGCGGATAAATACAGTAGAGCTATTGCAGACCATTTAACAGAATGCGCTGAAATTGCAAAAAGCTATGTAGAAAAGTCAATTGAATCTGGTGAAGAGATAAACGGTGGTAGATTTGCTCCTTTAAGTGATGTCACGATAAAAGTCAGGGAATTAAGGGGCGGCGGAGGCAGTAAACCGTTAATAGACAGTGGAAATCTTTTAGGAAGTATAAGTGTAGACGATGCCTATAGCGCAGATGGTGAAGCTTCAGTTAATCTTGGCGCAGAATATGGTCAATACCAGAATGAAGGTTATTATGTAGGTACTGATTTCCGGGCTGGAGGAGAATTTTTCAAGGTAAAAGGCACTTCTGTACCGTCCAGAGAATTTTGGGGAACACCAGACGATTTTTTTGAAAGACCTGAGTATAAAAAGTCATATAGTAATCTGGATAAGAAGATTCAAAAGATACTTTCTCAATATCCCATTGAGAGGTTCGGGTAAGTTTGGTAATTTATGGCTGATGAAAAAGATAAATTTAACAGACTTGATAAAAGAGATAGGGAGATTGCTCGATGGATATCGAGAATGCTCGGATATGATATCCAAATCCTCTCTTCAAGACTTAGACAACAGGCTGAAGTTCTTAGGGGAGCTGGCTTATCAGAACAATCAATTGCTAGGTTTCTTAGCTAAGACCTTAGCTCCGGCGGACGTATTTTCGGAGAATTTAGAGG